TTCTTCAAGAGTACACATATAAACTGGAGTTGGATCCCCTTTTTTTATTTGTTTACCTCCTCCAAATGGAGAAAAAGTATTTAAAGTATTTGTAATTGTTTCAAATATCCCATTTTTTCTCGTTGGTAAATCAGCCATGTTTCTTTTTGGAACATTATCAAATTGAATAATTGTAATTCTTGTGGTATATTGGTCAATATAATTTAAATCTTTTGTATCTTCTGATATAGCATTTTGATCTCCAAATTCTGAAGTTCTATGATTACCAACAATTAAATCTTGCCATGTTTCAAAGAATATTTTTTCAGAAAAATCTTTTGATAAAATAAATGAGCAATCTACAGGTTGATACACAGCATTAGTTGGATACTCTCTTACTAAACCATAGTTTCCTTCCTTATAAGGACTACTAATTATTATCCTTCCAGGAATATTTACTCTATCACATCTAAATGCAATATTTCTATAACCATCTGTAGTCCATGTAGAGTCTATTCCTTGTTTTAAAAGCAAATCTGTAAAACGATTATTAAATTTGTCCTCTTTTCTTAATGAGGGTCTTACTTGAGGATCTGGAGTAGTAAATACAACCATAAAGTGAGATTGGAATGCAACTCCTCCACTATTGATTTCTCCTGCAAACTCATTAATATTAAAACCTGGTGTTGACATTTATCTTCCTACTGCTTCTCTACTATCTCTGAATACTTTTGTTTTATTAGCTTTAATAAATCTTTCTGTTGGTAAAAATAATGCAAGATCCCATGTATCAGAATTAATTTTAATAAATCTACTTCTCACATTACTAAGCAAATATCTTTTTACACAAGGTCTGAAAAATCTAAACTTGCTAGCCCTATTTAGTATATTATAGTTAATTCTTAATCTTGTTTTCTCATCAAATCTTTTATCTGTTGATACAGTATAAAGTTGATCCATTAATCTTGCTCTTAATCTTGGATTAAGATAATGTAAGTTAATTCCTAGAAAGGATCCTTTTTCTATTTGTGGAGATATTCTAAAAATTAATGGAAACCTGTCATAGTATGGAAGTTTTGCTTTAGTTTTTGGATCATAAAAAAAATGATACATAAAACCTAAATCAGGTCTTCTAACTATTTGAGCTTTTGGTGCAGTTCTTGTTATTTTAGCAGGAGATGCAGTAACAGTATTTCTTGCTAAACTTCTAAACCAATCACGTGACTCTAAAGTTAAGCCTGGAGCTTTACCTGATTGTAAACCTTCTTCTAATAAAGTATTAAAAATATATGCTACCAAGGTCTTCTACCTAATTCCTTTTCTGTTATGATTATAAATTTCCATCTTCTATCTGCACAATATTCTCTTGCATATTTCCACTTATAAGTATTTATTGCATATGTTTTAACTTCATTGATATACCTACGAGTCTTTCTTGTTTGTATCTTTGGCTCTTTAGTTTCTTTGAATGGCTTAACTTCAACCATTATAGTATCAATTTTTTTATCTTTATTAGATACTTTTATTAAAAAATCAGGATAATATCTATGGATCTTTCCACTTATTGGATGTTTATAAGGTACGAACATTTCTTCACTCTGCCATTCTAATACTTCATCAGTTCTATCAAAATATAACATGCATTGTTTTTCCCAAGAACTTCGATAAATAATATTAGTAGGATCACCTTTATATTTCTTAGGATTTTTAGGTTTAAATAATCCTTTATATTTTGAGATGGTCATATAGTATTTTATTAATAAAACAAATTAAAGTCAAGTAAAAATGGTACAAATAACTTTTGGTAAAACTGAATTAAAAAGATCTACCTTTACTAATGTAGCAGCAGATCCTATATTTCCTTTAAACTCTACAAGTGGAGTAACTGGTCCACATTTTCAAAAATTTCCAAGTGATATAGAGTCAGTAGATAACTTTATACAATTTACAGTTTATGATCACATTTTTCAAACGGATTTTAGAAAAGATATTCCTGTTGAAAGAGGACAACAACTTGCAGCAATTTATTTACCTCTTCCTAATAATTTAGGAACTACTTATGAAAATAGTTATAAGACTGATAACTTAGGAGTAGTAGGAGGCGCTGCAGTAGAACAAATTGATGCTTTTGAAAGAGCGTTTACAGAATCTGGAAATAGAGATCAAGTTTTATCAGCTTTAGGTGAAGCAGCACAAAAAGTTGGTGAAAGTGTATTACAAGGTGGTGAAGGTTTACTAGCAGAAGGACTGGGAATTGGAGCATCAGAAGTAGTAAATTTATTAGGAACTAAACTAGGCGGTGTACCAGGAGCAATAGTTAGTGAAGGTGTTAGAGCTGGAATAGCTGGATTGGGAGGAGTAAAAGGTGTGGCTAGAAACCCTCATATGGCTATATTATATGAAAGCCCTAATTTTAGATCTTTTCAATTTACATTTGATCTTAAACCAAAAACAAGAGAAGATTCTGATGCTATAAGAGAAATAATATTCTTACTTAAATATTATTCAGCTCCACAATATTCAAATCAAAGACATTTTTTTCAATATCCTCAACAATTTGGAATAAGATTAAAACATGATGAGTTTGTATTTAGATATGGATTAAGTGTTTTAAATAATGTAACAATTGAATATCATGGAGAAGGAACTCCATTGTATTACAATTATAGTAGTTCATCACCTAGAACAGTAACCAATACTCAAGAAGCTAATCCAAATGGTGGAATAGGAGGAAGACAAACCCAAGTTACAGATGCAGTAACTTCAACAAAAGCACCAGCTGCAGTTACATTATCATTGACTTTTACTGAATTAAAAATTAATACTAAGAGAGAAATTTTGGCAGGTAGATAATGAGTTTTTATTTTGAAAATTTTCCAGAAGTTAATTATAGTTTAAAAAAGAATTTTAACTTTGAACTGTTGACTAATGTAACAGTAAGATTTAAAATAAGAGAAGTTATAAAAAATAATGCTTTAGTTTTTTATGAGTATAATGTTAGAGATGATGATAGACCTGATATTGTTGCTACTAAGTATTATGGAGATCCAACTTTAGATTGGTTAATATTAATGACAAATGATATGATAGATCCATATTATGATTGGCCTTTAAATTATTTAAATTTTAATAATTATATGAAGTCATTGTATGGAAGTGTTGCAAGCGCAAAAACTTCAATTTATGAGTATAGACAAATTTTAAATCAACAATCAGTTTTATTTGATGGTACAATTGTTCCTAAAAGAACTATAGTTGTAGATCTTAATACATTTAATAGTCTACCAGCTGCTAGTAGAGAAACAATATATGGTTATAATTATTATGAAGAAGAAAATAATAAAAAAAGAAGAATTAAAATTATAGATAAAGAATTTGTTTCTATAATTTTAAATGAAGTAGAAAATATATTTAGTAGATAATTATGATACCTGTCGCAGCTGCCTTTGACACTGGAAATATCACAAGTAGAGATCCTAATCCTACAGATATAAGAGATTACTTAGTAATTCTTCAAAATTCAAGAAGTAGTGAAAATATATCTGCTATGGTTACTCAATTTGATATATTTGAAGATCTTTTTCAATTTAATACAACTTGTAATATATTAATTTTAGACTCAAGAGGAATGATTGAAAAATTTCCAATAATAGGTGAGGAATATATTACGATACAATATAGATCAGGGATGAGTACTGATGCTGGGTTTACACATACTCCTAATAAAGATTTTCCAAAACAAGAAGATTTTGATAAAGTTCAAAGAACTTTTAAAGTTGTTAAAGTTGGTCAACAGGTTGAACAGTCAGAAAGAGCAACAACATATGTTCTACATTGTACAAGCAATATAGAGGTATTAAACAGTATTAAAAATGTTGAAGAAAAAACAAGATTTACAAACTCTTCAAGTTTATCTGGATCTTATCTAAAACCTACACAAGCTATTCAAAATATTTTTAATAAATCATTTGCTGGGTATAATGATTTAATAAGATCTTCAGAATCAAGTTTACCACCTCCAAAATTATTTTCAAGAGATATGAGACCAGTTTCAGAAGAACATAGAACTTGTAAAAATACACTTCCTTATGTTCCACCAGGTGTTGAACCATTTGAAGCTATTAAATATTTACTAGATGAATGTGTTCATGTAGAACACGATAGTCCTAATCCTAATAACAGTGAATATATATTTTTTGAAACTAAACGTGGTTTTCATTTAACTACTATAAGTGAATTGAAAAATCCAGATTATAGACAGGTCAGATCATATGTTGTAGGAGATATGGCAAGTGAGAACGATAAAGTCCAAAAATTTGCATCAACTATGTTAAAACTTCAAAAAGAAGATATTACAGTAGAAAAAGGTCTAACATCACATCCAGGTGATCCAGGTAAAAATGAAATAATTATAGATTATGAATTTATTCAAAGTATAGACACTTTTAAAAATTTTGAAAATGGATTATATAAAAATAGAGTTGCTGCTGTTGACTTGTTGACCAAAAGATATGATAGTAGAGCAACGTATTATTATAAGGATGAAAGTAAGTTAAGTTCTATAAGTAGAAAATATTCAGATAAAAATCCAAAAAGATTAATATCAAATAATAGTGAATTTTTTACTGATGATATATCATCAACAAATACAAGATATTTTGTTTCTGATTTAACAACAAATAGTCTTAATAAAACAATAGACTCTAATTTTACTGCACAAGATATTAATTATATTGGAGGAGTTAAAAACAATGATGTATCAAGATATATTGATACTCCTTATTTTTTAGTTGCATATGCAAATGCTTATACTGCAAAATTAAGAGAGTCAATATTTGATAGTAGATTACTTCATCCAAGAATGAAACAAGAAGCATTAAATATGAAGGTTATGTCAGCTGCTGCTTTAGATAATATACAATTAAGAGTTACTGTTCCTGGAAATAGTAGTATTACTGTAGGAGAGTTAATGCAAGTTTATATTCCTCAAAAAGGTTTGGAGAATACACAAATAGGTTATACAAACAAATATAATGAGTTTATAAGAACTGCACCTATGTTAATTACAAAAGTAAGACACACATATAACTTGAAAAAAAGTTTCTATGGTACTATTATAGATTTATCTTTAGATCATTTACAAAAAGATGTAACTGAAAATAGTTTAAACAAGGCAGAATAATTATGAAAATAAAAAATGAATATCTTGGTTTAAATGGTTTTGTTTGGTGGATAGGAATAGTTGAAGATAATAATGATCCACTTAGATCTGGTAGAGTTAAGGTAAGATGTTTAGAATGGCACACTAAAGATAAGTCAATTTTACCAACTGAAGATTTACCTTGGGCACAAATAATGATGCCTGCTAACAATGCAAGTAATTCAGGTATAGGACATTCTCCAAATGGTATAATTAATGGTTCATGGGTTATAGGTTTTTTCTTAGACGGACATGATGCACAAAGACCTTTAGTGATGGGTTCTATTCCAGGTATACCTTCTGATGAACCAAATCCAAATATAGGATTTAATGATCCTGATGGTGTTTATCCAAACAAAGTAAATGAACCAGATACTAATAGATTAGCTAGAAATGATCAAGATGGATTAGAAGGATATGAAAGTTTTCAACATGAAGTAATACAAAAAAAAGAAGATGATAGAGAACAAAATATAAGAATTGCAAATGCACAGCAAACTTATAATCAACCTGCGTCCAAATATTTTCCTTTCTATCCTCATAACCAAGTATTTGAAACTACTGGTGGACACATTAAAGAATATGACAGCACTCCTGGTAGTGAAAGAATACATGAATATCACAAATCTGGATCCTTTTATGAAATAGATGCAACAGGAAATAAGGTAACTAAAGTTAAAGGAAGAAATTATTCTATTACTGCTAATTCAGAATTTGTTTATATTAAAGGATCATGTTTTTTAACAATAGATCAAAACTGTTATACTCATATTGGTGGAAACTGGGACATTTATGTTAAAGGATATAAAAGAGAAGTTGTTGATGGAGAGGTTGTTGAAAAATATAATTCCTTATCTCTTCCTCT